CATGGGCAACTAACGTAAATGAAAATAAGAATTCTTCTGACTTCTTTAACCCAATGGTACCACAAATGGGTAGAAATGGTAATTTAAGTAATAACGGTGATGCAACCAGGTCCGACTATCAAAAATACGGATGGTTATTTGGTGCGTAATAAGTATTTATATTATCAAAGTAATTAGTAAAATTGTATTATGAGTGATAATAATCTAACGGTCTGGCAGAGACTATCCCAAACATTCGGCCCAAATTCACTGCTGAAGCAGGACTATCCAACTTTTAAGTTTGATAAAAAAGAACTTCTGCGTACTCCAAATCGTGATGATTATGAGAGAGAAAAACTTCAAGCACAGCAAACCTATTATTTAACAAATCAATGGGCTAAGGTTGAAAATAACTTGTACTCACAGGCAATTTACTATGAACCATCAAGATTATCTGCTCAATACGACTATGAATCAATGGAATATACTCCTGAGATTTCAGCTGCGTTAGACATATATGCGGAAGAATCAACAACAACTAATGAAGATGGTTTTATTCTTCAAATCTATTCTGAATCAAAAAGAATTAAATCTGTATTAGCAGATTTATTTAATAATAATTTAGATATTAACACCAACTTACCAATGTGGACAAGAAACACTTGTAAGTATGGTGATAATTTTATTTATCTTAAATTAGACCCTGAGAAAGGTATTATTGGATGTCAACAATTACCAACAATTGAAATTGAAAGACATGAGGTTGGAGTTGCCGCTAAAATTACTGTAGATATTACTCAAGAAAAAGATGAAAATAAAAAGGCTCTTCATTTTACTTGGAAGAATAGAAATATGGAATTTCAGTCATGGGAAATTGGTCACTTTAGATTATTAGGTGATGATAGAAAACTTCCTTATGGTACTTCTATGTTGGAAAAAGCCAGACGTATTTGGAAACAACTATTGTTATCTGAAGACGCAATGTTAATCTATCGTACATCAAGAGCACCTGAAAGAAGAATGTTCAAAGTATTTGTTGGAAACATGAATGACGATGATGTTGAAGCGTATGTAAATCGTGTTGCAAACAAATTCAAAAGAGAACAAGTTGTGGATTCTAAAACAGGTAACGTAGACATGAGATTCAACCAAATGGCGGTTGACCAAGATTACTTTATCCCTGTTCGTGACCCTGCGGCACCAGACCCAATTACAACATTACCTGGAGCAACTAACCTATCAGAGATTGCCGATATTGAGTATATTCAAAAGAAATTATTAACTGCTCTTCGTGTACCTAAAGCATTTTTAGGTTTTGAAGAAGTTGTGGGTGATGGTAAAAATTTATCATTACAAGACATACGTTTTGCTCGTACAATCAATAGAATCCAAAAAAGTATGATTGCAGAATTGAACAAAATTGCAATTGTTCACTTATTTTTATTAGGATTTGAAGATGAATTACAAAATTTTACATTAGGATTAACAAATCCGTCAACACAAGCGGATTTATTAAAGATTGATGTTTGGAAAGAAAAAGTTTTACTATATAAAGATTTAGTTGCAGACCCAGGAAATGGTATTCAACCTGTATCTTCAACATGGGCTAAAAAACACATTTTTGGATTTTCTGATGAAGAAATTAGATTGGATTTACAACAACAAAGAATTGAAAGAGCGGTTGGTGAAGAACTTAAAGCAACCCCTACAGTTATTACTAAAACGGGTATATTTGACAATATTGACAAATTATATGGTAATCCATCAGGGGTTACGGCAAACGCAACTGCGTCTACAGAAGGTGGTGAAGAAGAAATAAGTGGAGGAGCTCTTGGAGCGTTTAGTTCACCTGAACCATCAGGTGGTGGAGAACCGCCAGCAGGGGGAGAACCATCTCCACCAGCAGGGGGAGAAGAGGCGGCAGTGACACCTGAATCAAGGAGAGCGAATATGAATATCTTATTAGAAAATAACTTTACCAAAGGGTCTACGTTTTTAGATTTGGGTCAAGGACAAGATTCTTTAGGAGAAATTTCAAAAGAATTGGATAAGTTACTAAATTCCTAATATTTATATTGAAAATACCTAAAATGACATTCGGAAAAATTAAATCCATAATTGAGAACAATCTTATTGAATCCTACAGAGATGAAAAGGAATTCAAAAAGTCTTTAAAAGAATTCAAACACAATGTTTTGAATAATAAAACTATGTCAAAACTTTACTCATTGTACGACCAATTGAGTAGTCCTCAAGGATTAAATGAATCGGATGCAAAGGATTTTTTAGAAGAAGGTATTAGTTTAATTCAAAAATTAATTCCAAATATTAAAACGCCATCTACATTATCAGAATCTGTTGAAAACAAATATTCTGACATTGACGCTCTTGTTTATACAAACAAATTGGATTTATTAGAAAGAATAAAATCAAAGAAAAACATTACTAAGGTTCTAACGTCAACAAGTGGAATTGTTAAAGAATCTATTAATATTCCTTTAAAATCTATGGTTAGAATTGCAAATCAAACTTTAAGTAATTACATTGAAACTCTTGATGAAAACTCTAAAAAAGAATTTATTCAAATAATGAGTGAAGATTCGACATCTCTTGAAAATAAATTCGAGACTATCCGAGAAAGTGCTATAAGCAAACTTAAAGTTATTCTTGAAAAAGAAGAAGAGTTTGAACTAAAAACAAAATTATCTGAAACGATTGATAGGTTAAAAGTTGAAAAGTTCGACCAATTAAATTTCCTTAAATTAAAAAATTTAGAAGAATCAATCTAATCCGCTATTTTTCTTTTGAATATAGGAGGCTTTTAGTTTTTGATTCCTTTTAATCACTGATTTTTTTACAAACTCTTTTTTATCAAATAGAATCTTATTCTGTTTGGTTTTAATTACTTTAGATTTTAAAGTTTTTAGTGCCTTTTCAATACCGTCTTTTTTTACTTCTACTATTAACATATATTACAAATATCTTTATTATTTAAAAAATTTTGACAAATGGACTTATTTGCGTTATTTTTTTACAAACAAATAAACATTGACAAATGAAGATTAATGAAAAAAGGAAAAAGTGTAAAGCTAAATCTATACAGCCCAATAAAATCTGTATACGGTACAGTTGATTCTAAAAATTTAAAATCACTATACATAAACATACAATCATGGGTAACTCCAAAAACAGAATACGATAATTGGAACAGAATCGTAGGTAATTTAAACAGAGAAATAAAACATTCAGTTTATAGTTCAATTAATTTAGATTTATTTAAAGAACACAGTATTGTGGATTTAGATTTACGAACAAGTGGAATATCCCACGGTAAAAAATCATTTTTTAATTTAGAAGTAAATTTATACACAACTCAAGAAATGGATTTTAAATCATCTGAAATTAAAGATTCGGTGAAACAAATAATAAAAAGTATATTTAAAGAAAATGTAATTAAGAACAAATACTTTGAATTTTCACTATCAAAAAATGAATAAAGTTAAAAAGATACTTGTTCGGTATATTTATCTTAAAAAGAATTAATGAAAAATTTAAGAATATTAGAAGCTAGTGAAGTAGGTCATGGTATATTGATTGAAATGGATGCTGGTTGGGTTTCTCCAAAAGATATTCGTAATGCTGACATGTTAAAAGAAGCTGCTAATTTAGATTACAGAAATCCTTTTGAATTTTACGCTGTATTACAGAAATATGACACACCTAACAGAAATGGAAGATTTTATCCTGAAAGAATATTAAAGAGGGAAGCAGATAACTATAAAAAGGCAATAGCTAAAGGTTTATCAACATCGGAGTTAAACCACCCTGAATCGTCTTTAATTGATTTAGATAGAGTATCTCACATCATTACTGATATATGGTGGGATAAAAATATTTTGATGGGTAAACTTAAATTGTTAACATCTCCAGGATTTCATGAAAGAGGTATTGTTTCTACTAAAGGAGACCAAGCCGCTAACTTAATGAGACAAGGTGTTACAATGGGAGTTTCTTCAAGAGGTGTTGGTTCACTTAAAAAAGTGGGTGAAAGAAATGAAGTACAAGATGATTTTGAATTAATTTGTTTTGACTTAGTATCTTCTCCATCTACACCAGGAGCTTATTTGTTTAGTAATCCTGATGATAGAAGTAAGTATGAGGAAAATTTAGAAGAAGAAAAAAGACACAAATCTCCTGAAAATTCGGAATTCCAATCCAAAGGAGTTGACTTAATGAGAAAATTAACCGATTATTTGGGAAAATAAAATTAAATTATGGAAGAAAAATTTTTTGTCGCAAAAGTTCAGTACGATTTACCTGATGAAAATACAGGTAAAATCAAAAAAATCAGAGAAGAAAAACTTGTAAAAGGATATTCTGTTACAGATGTGGAAGCAAAGGTTACAGGAAAGTATGAAGGGTTTACTCATGATTGGAGAATCACTTCGGTATCCGAAAGTAAAATTGATGAGGTAATTGAATAATTAAAAAGTGGTCTAACGACCACTTTTTTTGTTTTGAACATATTTATAAGAAAGAAAAAATTAAATATGTTATTTAACGTAAATTTTAAAAGTAATACCACTATTGATACTTACACAATAAGTGGGGACTCTTGGTCCCAATGTGTTGCATATTGCGAAGGTACTGGTAAAGAGATACAAACAATTTCAATCTACAACGCTGAATTAATTCTTAATGATAGTGAAATTAAAGATTCTTATTATGTCTCATTATCTAACAATGTAACTGAAATTAATAAATTTTATTTAATTTTTGATACCTATCAAAACACTCTGACATGGATTGAATCACAATCCGATTCGTCATTAACATCATTATCTTACCAAAAAAGAACTTATATCTTAATCTAAATTGATATTTTTCTCATTTTGGTACTATTTATTAGTTAAAAATAATAGATTTTCATGAAAGAAAACAAATTAGTTCAAGAGGCTCTTATTCAAATGAAACAAGTTGAAGAAGCTATAGCCGAAAATGCAAAAGGAATACTTGCTTCAACTATGAAGGAAGAAATCAATCAATTAGTAAAAGAATCTCTTACTGAACAAGATGAAGACGAGGTTGAATTAGATGCAGACATTGACTTGCCTGCTGATAACGATGAAGTTGAAATGGACATGGATGTTGATATGGACTCTGATGAAGAGGACATGGATATGGACTTAGACATGGATATGGATTCAGAAGAAAGTCCAATAGATTTAACTGACGCTTCTGACGAAGAAATTTTAAAAGTATTCAAAGCTATGGGTGAAGATGACGGAATCATTGTTAAAAAAGACGGTGAGAATGTTCATTTAACTGACGATGATGCTGATGTAGAATATCTTGTTAAGCTTGGAGAGTCTGAAGAAGAAGTGGATGAAGAGTGGGGTAGCAAAAAACACGAATTTAAAAGACGTAATGGTCATAAAATCGGTGATGTTAACGGACACTATAAAGACTACGAAATGCAAGAAGAAATGGACGAAGAAATGGACGAATCAGTCGAAGACGTTATTGACGCAATCTTTTCAAACAATGGTGATACATCAAAAGTTGATTCTTCTGATATAGAAGACGACGAAGAAGTTATGTATGAAATTGAATTTGACGAAGAAGACGAAATGATGGACGAACAGGACGAAGAAATGGACGAACAAGAAGAAATGGACGAACAGGACGAAGAAATGGACGAACAGGACGAAGAAATGGACGAAGAATGGACTAACGAATCTTATAGTTCAAAAACAACAAAACCTAAAGGTGTCGGACTTGGCTCAGGACCAAAATTCTCTTACAAAGATAAAGCTGCGGGAGGATTTAAAGAGGACAAAAAAGTAGGTCCTAAAACAATGGGTACTGGTAAAGCTAAATTTGACTACAAGAAAGGTGCAAATATGGAAGGAAAATCCAAAGTTGTTAAAGCAGAAACTAAAGAAGGTCAAGGATATAAAGACAAAGAAGATGAAAGGTTAGCAATGAAGCATGGTAAGATTGCATCAAAAGACCTTAAAACTACTAAAGCTCGTAGAGATGACGCAGGTTTTGAAAAAAGAGAAACCAAAGAAGCTGCTAGAACATACGGAATGGGTTCCAAAGAAGGTAGAGGATTAAGAAAAGGTATCACTAATAACAGAAATTACAATTACGGTAATAGTGGTGTTAAAGTTGAATCTACTCAAGAAGAAGTTAGAATGTTGAGAGAAAAAAATGAAGAATATAGAAAAGCGTTAAATGTTTTTAGAGAAAAACTTAACGAAGTTGCTATCTTCAATTCAAACTTGGCTTACGCTACAAGATTGTTTACAGAACATTCAACTACTAAAAAAGAAAAAATTAACATCCTTAGAAGATTTGACGATGTTGAAACTTTAAAAGAATCAAAAAATCTTTATAAGTCAATCAAAGACGAATTAGGAAATGTTGAAACAAAATCAATAACTGAATCAGTGGGAACAAAAATAAATAAAACAGTTTCTACAGGTTCATCAACTACTCTAATTGAATCAAAAACTTATGAAAATCCTCAGTTCTTAAGAATGAAAGATTTGATGGGTAAATTAGGGTAAAAAAAAATAAAATAAATTAAAACAAAAACAAATACTAAAATGGGAGCATTATTAGAATCA